AGTTGGGTGGATACTAGAGCAACCAAAAGTAAAAGAGAATATTAAAAATGTTCCAGAAAATAAACCATTAGAAGAAAGTTTGAGAGAACATGGTATGCTAAATCCAATACTTTGTATGCCCAACTGGTGGCCTATAGCAGGTTCTCAACGACTAAGAGTTCTTAGTGATTTAGTGATACGATTTCCCACTATTAATGATTGGGAAATAAATGTTTGCACATTTGATGAAGAATACTGGTTAATGTGGTATCTCTGGGGCGATAAAGATTTTAGAGACAAAGCAGTTGCAATTACATTTCAAATGTTAGAGCTAGTATGGAAATCACGATACTATAAATTTGATAAAGACCCTGATGGTACAGAAATGACTTATTTTGAAGCATTAGGAGACGAACTTGAATGGAAGCATAGTGGAAGATTAGCAAAAATGAGAGAAGAGAGCAAGAAACAACAACTTGACGAGGACGACCTTCCTATAGGATAGGAAAATAGTTCTTGACAACGCGTTCAAAATTTGATATAATAAAGGGACAATGATAGCAGAAGAACTACTTACAGAGAAAGGAATAGATTACCAGCTCAAGGGGCAGGACGCACTTATCAGTTGTCTGAATCCTGAGCATGATGACACAAATCCTAGTTTAAGAGTGGATAGTGTTACAGGTATCATGCATTGTTTCTCTTGTGGATTTAAAGGAAATCTCTTTACATATTGGGGAGCTCCAGCAAGTCCCTTAGAAGTAAGAATACACAGAATTAAAGAAAAAATTGCGTCAACAAGGGCGCAAACAGTTGGTATTTCTCTCCCGAAAGACCGCATAGAATGGGCAGGTGGTGGCTTCAGAAACATATCTGAAGAAACTTTAAAGATTTGGCAGGCTTTCACATGGAACGCTCCAAAGTTTGAAGGACGCATCATCTTCCCCATTCGTGATATAACGGGAAAGACAGTAGCACTAATAGGTAGATTAATAACAGGTATGGGCACAGAAAAGTATTATATCTATCCACAGGGAGTTAAACTTCCCTTTTGTCCTGCAAAGGTCAAGCCCATACAGAACAGAGTAATATTAGTTGAGGGTATCTTTGATGCTCTTAATCTCTGGGATAAGGGGTTAAAGAATACCGTGTGCTGTTTTGGCACACAACAAATGGATTGGGTTAAATTATCCTTGCTAAAATTACAAGGTGTAAATGGAGTAGATATTATATTTGATGGAGATGAAGCTGGAAGACGAGCTGCTGAAACTATAAAAGGAGTGGCAGAACAATTAGAGCTTTCAGTACAAATAGTAACTCTACCAGAAGGTGAAGATCCAGGCAACTTAGTGTTGGATCAAATAAACAGATTAAAAGAGAAATTATACAAATGAGAGTGAGAGATAAAGAACACCAATCATTAGGGGTTAATGAATTAAAACAATTATCAGAAGATAATCCTAATGACGCAGACTTGGGTAAAGAAATTAGAAGAATAATTCAAGACTCTGCAACAAAGGATTTATACGAATATTATACAGAATTACAAAGGAACGCAACATGAAAATAGCACTAGTCGAAACTAAACCAACTGCAACTAACTTTAAAAAATACTTTGACTTTGATTTTGACCGTTACGCTTTATGCAGTAATAGTCGAATTCAAAAAGTACTAAAGAAAGATGTGGATATAGATATAGAAGCCGATGATTATGATTGGCTAGTGTTAGTGGGCGCAGAAGCGTTTAAATATTTTACTAGAAAAAGTTCAGTTACCGAATACAATGGCAAGATTATTGATGACAAATATTTAGCATTAATGAATCCTGCTGTTATAAAGTTCAGACCTGAAGCAAAGAAATCTTTTGAAACAGCAGTAGAAAGTATCACTAAATATATTAGTGGTGAGTTAAAAATCGAAACATTAGACGAGGAAAAATGTTATGGAATCCAAGACAAAGAAACAGCACTTAAATTCTTACAGGAAGCAATCGATGCTCCAAGACCATACATTGCCCTTGACTCAGAGACCAGTGCTCTCTATGCTAGAGATGGTTATATGCTTGGCTTCAGTATGTCTTACGAGCCTGATCACGGTATTTATTGCGACGCTGATATTATAGACGAAGATATTGAAATAAAAATGCAAGAACTGTTTGATAAGAAAACAGTAGTATTTCATAATGCCAAGTTTGATTTACAATGGTTTGAGTATCATTTCAATTTCAAGTTTCCAAACTTCGAAGATACTATGCTTATGCATTATATGTTTGATGAAAACCCAGGCACGCATGGATTGAAACAATTAGCTATGAATCATACTCCTTATGGAGATTATGAAAAACCATTAGAAGATTGGTCAGAACAATACAGAAAATCTCATGGAGTATTAAAGGCAGCATTTAGTTATGATTTGATACCTTTTGATATAATGAAGAACTACGCAGCTATGGACGCTGTAGTAACCTTTTTATTATATGAAAAGATGAGAGCCGCGATAGAAAAGAATAAGAAACTTTTATGGGTTTATGAAAATATTTTACTTGAAGGGTGTAACTTCTTAAAACAGGTAGAGAGTAATGGAGTGCCTTTTGATAGAGCAAGATTAGACAGAGCATCGGCAATTATGGCGATAGATATTCAGAAAGCAATAGATCAACTTTATGAGTTTCCAGAAATTAGAGAATTTGAAAAGGCAAAGGGCTCTGAGTTCAATCCGAACAGTACAGTGCAATTACGATCCCTTTTATTTGACTATATTGGTCTAACCCCAACGGGTAAGAAAACAGGAACTGGGGCTGATTCCACAGATGCCGAAGTTCTAGGAACTCTTGCCGAAGAACACGAAGTTCCGAAGCTAATTCTTGAAATTAGACAAAAGGTTAAAATTAAGAATACATATCTCGATAAAATTATCCCAAATCTAGACAGAGATGACCGCTTGAGGACTGGGTTTAATTTACATGGCACTACTTCTGGAAGATTGAGTTCAAGTGGAAAACTAAATATGCAACAATTACCCCGTGATAACCCTACGGTCAAAGGCTGTATAAAAGCGCGTGATGGACACAAGATTGTTGCGATGGACTTGACTACGGCTGAAGTGTATGTTGCCGCGGTTTTGGCAAAAGATGAAAACTTGAAAAGGGTATTTAGAAGTGGAGGTAATTTTCATTCCACTATTGCGAAACAAGTATTTAATCTACCATGTGAAGTAGAAGAAGTTGATACTCTTTATAAAGACCGTAGACAACAAGCAAAAGCGGTAACATTTGGAATAATGTACGGCGCAGGGGCGCAAAAGATTTCATGGCAAGTCTCAAAAGATAGTGGCAAAGAGTTCACAGTCAATGAGGCTTCCAGAGTAATTGATAACTATTTTTCATCTTTCAAAAATTTGAAGAAATGGTTAGAAATACAAGAAAAATCCATTAGGATTAATGGGTTTATTTATAGTGTGTTTGGAAGGAAGCGAAGACTCCCTAATGCCCAAAGTAAGAACAAAGGGATATCATCACACGAAGTAAGAAGTGGGATTAACTTTCTGGTACAATCTGCCGCATCAGATATAAACCTGATGGGTGGTATAGATATGCAGAAGTTTATAAATAATAATAGTATGAAATCGAAGATATTTGGACTAGTACATGACTCTATTCTTGCGGAAGTGCCAGAAGATGAAATAGAGTTATATAGTGCAAAATTGAAAGAATTTGTACAAAAGAATAGAGGTTGTTCAATACAAGACTGCCCGGTAGGGTGTGACTTTGAGGTGGGAAATGACTACAGCATGGGGAAATGGGAAGCATATTACGATTCACCGCAAACTAACTAGCAATGGTTTTATAGTTTGGTATTGTAATATCAATAATAAAGAAGAAGGCAGCTTCATGACTAAAGAAGAAGCCGAAATATACGCATGGATAAGGATAACAGATGAAAGCAGGAAAGATATGGGGACAAACAGAACTAATACACGCTAATGGAGTATTAGAGTTCCACCGCATAGAGTACATGGCGGGATATAAATGCTCAGAACATGAACATGAATTTAAATGGAACGGTTTCTTTGTAGAGAGTGGTAAAATGATAATTCGTGTTTGGCAAAACGATTACGATTTAGTAGATGAAACATTACTACTTCCAGGCGACTTTACGCAAGTAAAGCCGGGCTGTATTCATCAATTTGAAGGGGTAGAAGATGGAGTAGCATTTGAATTGTATTGGGCAGAGTTTAATCATGGAGACATTAAGAGAAGAACTGTAGGCTCATATAGTAGAGAATCTAAGATAGCTGCAGGTGTATCTACTGGAAGAAAAGTACCTATGGAGACAATAGTATGAAAGAACTCTGGAACAGAATTATACATTACAAGTTTCACATTAAGTATGTGTTTGGCTTTTTAATAGGCACAATGATATTCCTTGTGTGGACATTATATGAATTACTATAATGGAGTTGGTATTAGTAGCGTTACTGATAAAACATTATCTTGCTGATTATGTTTTTAATCCCGCATATGAGCCTACTAATAAGCATATATACGGGTCAAAAGGAAGTCTAGCACATTTAGGAGTACACATGGTATTTTGCTTTGCAGCATTATTACCGTTTCTACCCTTAAATGTAGTTATGCTCTGTATGCTATTTGATGGGTTTGTGCATTATCATGAAGATTGGATAAAAACAAAGTATTTATATAAACGTAAAGGACTATCAGATAAATTTAGGAGAGCGATTACAGGCGCAGATCAATTAGTACATATGTTAACATATGTAGCTATTTATTATTGGACAAAGGATACACAATACTATTTATTAATCGCATGAAATGGGACACATATAATATCGGTGGAAAAACTGTTTTAGATAACGACACCTACAAAGTAAAGGATAATAACTTCCTTTTTGATACTACATTAAGTAGTACAACACTATACGCTGGTAAAGAAACCAGAGGACATAAGCACGATGACCAAGAAGAAGTTTATTTCTTTATAGATGGTTTTGGAGAAATGATTATAGATGGAGATTTTTGTGCTAAAAGAGTATTAGAAGTAGCAGAAGGAGATATAGTATTAGTACATAAAGGGTGTCATCATAAAGTACGAAATACAGCACAGTGTTTAGACTTAACTTTTATTTGTGTTCTTCAAGGAAAAAGAGATGAATGTATATAAATCTGTTTTAACAGATAAGATTTGTGATATAATAATTAGCGAAGGGCTAAAAAGAATGCAGATAGAAGCGGGAATAGAAGAAGATAATAAAAAATCAGAGGGGAGATCTACTACAGTATCTTTTATGAATAATCCAGTTATTACTGAATTTATTAGAAGATATGTTAAAGACGCGTCAGAAGGCTTAGTTAATATAACAGGAGCTGAAGATTTGCAATTTGCAACTTATAAGAAAGATGATTTTTATGGTTGGCACAAAGACGCAAACATAGATAATAATCGAATGTTAAGTGTTAGTGTACAACTGTCAAATCCCGATACTTATGATGGGGGAGATTTACAAATAAAAGATTTTATAGCAGAAAAAGCTAGAGGAACAATAATAATTTTTAATTCTAACCTTTTACATAGAGTACTACCTGTTACACGAGGTGTTAGGTACTCATTAGTTCAATGGTTTTCAGGACAGAGAAGCGATGTTAATAGATAAATATACACAAGAATATAATAGAAAAACAGTAGATTCATTACCAGATAAGACTAATACTTATCTGCCTATCAGTGCGGGAGTAGAAAGTACTGCAGCATATCTCTACTGTATGAATGACCCAGATATTCACCCATTCTGCGTCAGTTGGTATGACCCAGCATTAGGGGATTATTCAGACGCTACACTATTATATGCAGAAAAAATGTGTGCGCTTTACGATATGCCCTTAGTTGTATATACTACAGCTCTGCCTACTGAGACAATAGTTCCAGTAATTTGTGCAGGAATAAACGCTTGGATGATAACTGTAATTGGTTTTGAGAGATTTGATTGGAAATGGTGGATGGGGTCGGGTAATTCTGAAGATGATATTAGAATGAGAAACCAATTTAAAGAATATAGACGAATATTATCTCAACATTATAGTGATAGCTTAGATGGACATGGATTTGATGTAGAGTCAATAATTAAGACTCCAGAACTAAGATTTCCATTTGAATATATGAGTAAATCAGAACTACTAGCATTTATAATACAAACCGATAAGAGAGCATATGAACTGTTATGGACTTGTGGAAGTCCTAAAGCTACGCTAAAAGAAGAGGGTGAAATAACAGGCTACTTACCCTGTGGAAGATGTAAAAAATGTATAGAGTATAAAGGGGCAGAAACCAGAGCATTAGAAGCAGTTCATAGAGTAGCAGTAGGAACAACATATTTAAAAACATTTGGACAGGAATTTAAAAGATGAAAATTGAAGGATTTATAGAAAGAAAAACATTTAGAGTTACTAGCACAGACGGAATTACAGAGTGTTTCCAGCACTATGATACTCTATCAAAAGAACAATATAGAAAGATATTAGAACAGAGAGTACAGCAATTTGTAGTATGGAATAAACGTATTATGAATCCTGTTGATGATAGAGATAAGAGAGCTCATTTTCACACCTTCTGGGAAGGAGACAAGCTTTTAGCATGCCTACGTATTCTTCCTCCATTTTTAGAAAACTGGGAAGGGTATCAATACCCTATAGTTGATAGGGGTACTATAGTAGATAAACGAATATCTATGTTAGAAGGAGGTCATGCCAAACCAGAACATTGTTTTAGTAATCATATTCCAGACTTATATGAAATTTTTAAAAGTGGTAATACAATGATGGAAATGTATAAAGAAGGGCATGAACTAATGGAGAAGTTTGCTGCTGGAGAAGGCAAAAAGCATAGTGATAAAACGAGCTATCACAGATGGGTGGGAATGTCCGTAGATCCGTGGGGCGCTCCTAGTTATATATGGGTTCATGAAACGGAGACACAAGAACAATGGCTAGAAAAAATAACTCCAACTCTGCATTAAGGAGTAGAAGAAGGCAATGGTATCATAGGAGACAAAAATCAATGGAAGCAGATAGAATACAGTTTCCAGTATTTGTAATACATACAGATAATGTAGAAGAAATAGATGGCATCACATGGATTGATGACCAAGTACTTGATGATAAGAATATGTCAGGTGAAACTTTAGGGCAAAGAAGAATACAAACGCCAATGAAAAGTATATATCCCCTAAAGTATATGATAGAAGATATAGTAGGCGTTTTAAAACACAGAGGAAAGAATTTTATAGATAGTAGCGGTTATGTTTTTACATACGAAAAAACCGATACTTTAAAAATAAAGTATCATAAGATACTTAAAAAGGTAAAGAAAGGTGTATGTGCAGTCATTTGGTTAAAGGACTGTCCCTTTGCATTTACCGAAAAATCGAGTCCTCCCGTAGAGATGACTTGGGCAGGAGTGTTATATCGAAATGACATTCCGTGGAAGATATACGAATATAGTAATAAGAAAGAAAAAGATACATGGCGCAAAGTATGAGAAGTCCTTTTAAGTATACAAGTAGTACAAAATTGATAGGATTTACCTGTGGTAGCTTTGATTTGCTACATACAGGTCATGTTTTAATGCTAAGAGAAGCGAAGGAGCAATGTGATGTGTTAATAGTAGGGTTACAAACAGATCCTACTATCGATAGGAACGAAAAAACGAAGCCGATTCAAAGCATTTTTGAAAGATGGACACAACTCGAAGCAGTAAAATATGTCGATAAAATTATTCCATATGACTCTGAACAAAGCCTCTTAGAACTGTTAAATAGTATACCCATAGACATTCGTATAATCGGAGAGGAGTATAAAACTAGAGAGTTTACTGGAAAGGGCTTGCACGATGTCCACTATAATAGTAGACAGCATTCTTTTTCTAGTACAGAACTCAAAGCAAGAACGAGATAGATATGGAACGAAGAATAAAACTACCGGAGTCAGAATGGAATAAGTTTGATTTCTATAGGAAAGGCTTCTGGATATGCTTTGCATACCTCCTATGGGATTTGTTTCACATATGGGGCTTGCTATAAAATAAGGAAGGAATGGCGTACAGTAAAGAGGTCGTAGAAAGATTCGAGGGAGTCTTACAATCCCCAAACAATTTAACGTAGGAAGGTTTGATCCTAAAGACGCAGACGTA